GGCGTCGGCGGTGGATGCGTTACGGGTCTTTGAGGCGCAGTTGTCGCCCGACTACCATCCGCGCAAGCACATCACGTTCGGGAACCACGAAGAAAGATGCGAGCGCGCTGAAGATATCGACCCCAAGGCGCGGGGCATGTACGCCGGCCAACGCGACACGCTATTTGAAAGCCACGGCTGGACGCACCAAGCCTATCGCCACTGGACGGTGATCGGGGGCGTTGGCTTTACCCACGCGCCGCAATCAATCATGGGCAAGCCGCTAGGTGGGAAGAACGTCGAGAACACCATCGCGAACGATACCACGTTTAGCGTCGTCTTCGGCCATACGCACCGCTACAACTACGTGCGCCGACCGAAGCAAGGCTACGCAAACAGCGTCACGGTCGTGAATGTTGGTTGCGCGATGCCGCACAACTACGTTCCGTCCTACGCCAGCGCGTTACCGACCGGATTTACATATGGCATCGTGGACATGATGATTGAAGGTGGGGAAATTCTTTCCGCGCCCCTTCGGACGTTCCGCGAATTGACCCGGATGTACGGCGAGCCCCGTGACGCCTAAGCGCGAGAAGCGCCCGAAGCGCCCGCCGCCGAAAGAACCCCGCAAACATCCCAAGGTCGAGTTTGCCCCGGAAGATGAGGGCGCAGACCCCCTTGATTTCGTCATCGACACGAACTGGCCGCCCAAGCCGAATTGATGGAGGCGTCATGTCTCTCTGGTCCCGCCTTGCGGAGCGGTTCGTCCGCGTGCGTGCGCCCGCCGCCCCTCCACCCGTCCCGACTGACCCGATCACCCTCGCGGTCAATGCCGCGCTCCCCGTCATTAAGGAGTTTGAGGGGTGCAGGCTGACGGCCTACCGCTGCCCAGCGGGCGTGTGGACGATCGGATGGGGGGCGACCGGGGACAACATCGTGGATGGCCTGACGTGGACGCAACAGCAAGCCGATGTGCGCCTTGCGGTTGACGCCCGACAGTTCGCCATCGCGGTTCGCCGCGCGGTCACGGTTGCTCTCACGCCTAATCAGCACGGCGCCTGCGCGAGCCTCGCCTACAACATCGGGGCCGGGGCGTTCGGGGCGTCCACCCTCGTCAAGATGCTCAACGCCGGGGACTACGCGGGCGCCGCTGATCAGTTCGGCCGGTGGACCAAGGCCAAGGGCGCCGATCTGCCGGGCCTTGTGCGCCGCCGCGCTGCCGAGCGCGACTTGTTCGTGAAGGAGTGACCCATGCCCATCCCGCTGATCCCCCTCTTGGGGGCCGTGTTGCCGTACCTGATCCCCGCCGTTGCCGAAAGGGTGGCGGGTCAGCCGGCCGGGGAAATCGCACAGAGGGTTGTCGAAGTCGCGCAGGCCGTCACCGGGCAGACCGATCCCGATGCAGTGGCGCAGGCGCTTGCGGGCGATCCCGCGCTTGCGTCCCAACTCCGCACGCGGTTAGCGGAGATTGAGTTGGACGTGATCCGCGTCGACGCCGCCGACCGGGCCGACGCGCGCGCCCGTCATGCCGCTATGCGGGACTGGGCAACCCCGGCTCTAGCCTTCTCGATCACGATCGGCTTCTTCGCGGCGCTGGGGTTCGCCATGGCGTTCGGGCTGCCCGAGGCGGGGCGTGAACCGCTCCTCGTCCTCATCGGCTCGCTGGCGACCGCGTGGACCGCCGTGGTGGGCTTCTACTTCGGGACCAGCAACGGGGCGCGGCGGGCGTCGGACGCCATCAACGCGACGCTGCGCCGATGACCGACGACACGATCCGGGGCCGGACCCTTGCCGCTGCCGGCCGGGCTGTCCTGACCGACCGAAACAACGAATACGGCGGGCCGGAACAGTCCTTCGGCACCATTGCGGCGTTGTGGTCCGTGATCATCGGGCGCCCCGTCACCCCGGCGGAAGTCGCCTTGTGCATGGCGGCGGTGAAGATCGCGCGATTGACCGCCAATCCCACGCACGCCGATAGCTGGATTGATCTAGCGGGCTATGCGGCGTGCGGGGCGGAAGTGGCGGGGTCATAGGTTCCGGTACGCCGTCGCCAGTTGCTCGGTTTCGCGATCCAGTTCCGCAACGCGGGCGGCGGTCTGCATCGCGTCCTGCCGGATCATGTCGCGCTCGGCTTGCGCGTTTGACAGCATCTCTCGCAGACGCGCGGCTTCCGCCGTGAGGGCGTCGACCCTTTCAGCCGCCGCGACGGCCGTTTCTTCATGCCGGTCCCGATCGGCGATGAGGTGGCAGACAAGCGATGCCAGCCCGGCCTTGCTTTGTCGGTTGCCGATCAACTTCATCGCCGTCGCATAGCGCCGGTGGTTCTGGTGATTGGCCGACGGGTGATCGTCCCTTACCCGCTGGGTCCAATCGTCCGTCCGATCGCCCTCCTGCTGCCAGTGCCGCGCCTCCTGAGCGTCGTTCTCAGCATTGAATGCGCGGTCGTTCGCGGCCTTTAGGTCGGCCATCAGGGCGTCGATGTGGGCCAGCAGGGCGGGGACGTCGGATCGGGCGCTCGCCACGAAGGCGGCGTTAGCGGCTGCGTTGCCGTAGCCTCGCGGCTGGTAGAACTCGCCGATCGCTTGGCCTTCCCCCTGTGCGTACAAGCGCGGGGCATCGTGGCCGACGGTGTGCCACGGTCCCGGCGTCGCCTTCTCGGCCCTCTCCCGGATCGCGGCGAGGTCGTCATTCGTCAGCATCGGGGGTCTCCGTCGTGAGCCGGGCGCGTAGGGCGGCGATGCAGAGGGCGATGATTGGCAGTTCGTGTGGGCATTGCCGTCCGACAAGCTGGTTCATGCGCCACACAGAAGCATACGACCCTGGAGAACCATACCCTTCCGCCCGCCTGTCCGTAACGCTCCACGCCATGCCATTCGGAACGAGCGCTAGGGCGGCGTCGAGGGAGGCGGTGAAATTTACCTGACCGCGATACCGCGCTCCAGTCTGAGACCAGACATAGAAGTCCTCACGCCAAACGAGACCCACCGTCTCGCGAATGGCGGCATCAAGCCCCCGGTCTGGCCCCGTCGCGCTTTCCAGCCGGGCGATCAGGTCACGCATCGGGGGTCTCCTCTAGGGCGGCGGTGAGCATGGCGCGGATGATGTAGAACGGGGCGCGGCCTCGTGCCGTCGCATTCAACAACGCCTCAACCATCCCGTCCGTCGGCTCCATCAGCGCGGCGATGGCGGCGCGGGCGAGGAGCGCATAGCCGTCTCGTTCGTCCTCGCCTGACCCGCTTTGCATGGGGTCGCCAGCTTGCTCCCAAGTGAACCCCTGCGCTTCGCACAAGGCCCGCGCGACCCTCTCGATCATCGTGTCAGGCATCGTCGTTCTCCTTGTCCAGCCGGCCGGCGAGCCGCAGAAACCCTACGCTGAACTCCGGGACTATGCCCGTCTGCGGTTGCAACTCTCCGAAGCGATCAACGCACGTTTCGCAGCGGTGAATTTCGCGATCGGGGGTCTGCGGGAAGCCGCTATAGACCATCTGCCACATCGCGCGCGGGGACGCTTTGAAGAAGCGGCCACAGCAGTCGCACTTCATCACTCCCCCTCCCGGTCGAGTCGGCCGGCGGCGGTGAGCCGATCCGGCGCGTGCTGTTGTAGCCACCGGTGACCGAGAAACGTCATGCCCGCCGCTTGGTCAGCGTTTCGAGGCATCGGAACCTCGTCATCGCGCACCACCGCCGCCTCCCCCTTGAGAATCGCGTCCGCCGCCACGTCGCCGACCCGGTTGAGGAGCGCGAGGGCGCGGGCGATGTGACTGTCAGTCGGCGCACGATCAAGGCCGGCCTCCAGAACGTCCGCGATCTCCGCGAGCGTGCCGGCCATCAGCATAGCCCCCTCGCACGGCCCCTTGTCCTTGGCAGCGGCTCGAAGCATCCCGACGCGGGTGCGCCAGTACGCCTCGTTTCCCGGTTCCGTCCCCATCACTCCCCCTCCTTCTTGATCGCGGTGGCCACGATGGGGCCGAGATCGGCCGCCCGCATTGCCCCGAGGACATCGGACCGCACACGGTCGCGCTCGCTCACATCTCCGATGGCGTCGTGGATCGCGTCGTGGACCGTGTCGTCCAGATGGTCCCGCACCGCCTCCGCGACGCGCTGGGCGAGGGCGGCGCGGTAGGCGTGTCGCACGGCCGAATAGGCGTCAGGCGTCCGTTGCGGGTCCAGGGCGGTCTGCATGATCATCGTTTCCACCATCCCGTCCGTCGGCTCCATCATCGCGGCGATGGCGGCGCGGGCTTGCCGAATGTAGATTTCGCGGACGCTAGGCGACTGCCATCCGTCAACATCGTCGTCGGCCACTCCGTCGTACTCGTTCATGTCCGCAAGCATCGCCCGCGCGACCCTCTCGATCATCGTGTCAGGCATCGTCGTTCTCCTTGTCCAGCCGGCCGGCGGCGATGCCCTCGTGCAACGTAAAGTGCGCCAGCAAGTCTTGAGCGTCGTCCACTGGATTGCTCGCCCGCACCATCTCTATCGTGGGCTCCACCGGCACCACCGCCGCTGTCCCGGCCTTCAGCCCTGCCCACGCCTCGGGGTTCCGGCGCGCCCACTCCACCAGGGCCGCGACGTCATCCGCCGCCGCGTCGCCGACCCGGTCAAGGAGCGCGAGGGCGCGGGCGATCTTTTCCCCGCGCTCCCGGACCTCGCGGTTCATCTCGGTGACCGTGAGCCCTTGCATACCGTTGGCAATGCAGATGACCCGACGCCCCTGTGTGACCCACGCGCGGCACAACTCGCTGCCCGTGTTCATGAGATCGACCTTGTACGGCGCGCTCATCAGCCCTCCTCCCCGGTCACGCCGGTTAGCACGGCGGCGAGGTTGATGGCGTCCATCCTGTGATGGTTCCGGGCGTCGCCATACGTCCCGGTGACCGCCTGCTTGCACGCCTCCCGCACCGCCTCGGCCACAGCGATGTCGCGGGCGGCGCTAAGGTACGCGCGAAGGTCGGCGGGATTGGAACCGGAGTTCAGGTCAACCGAGCCAGCGCGGTGCCTTCCCTGACCGCGGTCGAAGAAGGTGTAGCCGAGCCCATCATCGCCGCTGGACAAAAGCGCGTAGAAGGCGCTGCCCTCGCGGTTGCGCCCCCACTCGATCCCGACTTCTCCCCCTTCCTCAGCCTTAAAGAGTCGCGCATCGGTGCCGGCGAGCGAGGCGACGACGCGCAGTAGGCCCGTCAGCCGCTCCACCTCGGCCTCCAGCTTCGTGACGCGCGCGGCAAGATCGGCGCGGCGGTCCTCCAAGCGAGCGGCGTGGGTCTCAGTCGTGCGGGCATAGCCGATCCAGTGATCCACCTGCCGCGTCAGCCGCTCCACCTCGGCCCGGAGGCGGGCGATCTCGGCGTCCTTGTCGCCCCGCTTGATGAACCGGCCGTACTCTCGGACGAGTTCGCGCATTTCAGGGGTTGTCCCGAGCGGTGCCGGCCCCTCCGCCAGCGCCGCCCACCTAGCTGCCATCCGCTCCCCGTCGGCCAGCCCCGCTTTCCCGACCGGGACACCCGCCATCTCCGGGCCGCTCTCGGGTGCGGGATTTTCCCGATCGGGGTGCCGCACGATGTCCACTCCGCCGGTCGAGTGCGAGAACGTCCAACCCGCCGCCTCAGCGCGCTGGATCATCTCTTCCATTTCCGCCCGCACGCAGCCAGGGCGGCCGGTGCAGGACGGATCACGCCACTCGCCCGGCCCGCCGGGGTCAATGACGCGGATCACGCACGCCGGGCACTTCAGGTCGGTCATGGCTCCCCCTCATCCTGCACAATCTGCGTCGCCGACAGGTCGTACCGGACCCACGGACGCCCGCACGTCGGGCATTCGCCCTGGGGGTCTTCGCACCACAGGCGGCCTTCGCCGTTGGTCTCCAGAACCCGTATGCAGTCCGCGCACGCGGGCTGGAGGTAGATCGTGGCGTGGGTGGTCATCGCTGGCCTCCGTCGGCGGGCGGGGCGGGCTTGAACGAGCGGTGCCAGTCCGAAAGGGCACGCGACCATTCGGTGCCGTTCTCGACGTTCACGTACACGACGGCCGGCGGGAACTTCGCGCTCGGATGCGCCGTGTTGGTGATCCGGTCGATCCGGTACACGCGACCGCTATGGTGGACCCACAGATCGCCGGGCTGGGGGCCGCCCTCTCCGGGCAGCCTTACGACAGGAGGGCTATCCCCGGCGGGCGGGGTGGCAAGAGCGCGAATGGCTTCGGCGCATTCCGCTGCCCCAACGGCTTGATCGGAATACCCCGACAGACCATCGTCGAACTCCCCCCGCCATGCGGCGTACTCGTCGCACTCTCGCGCCGCCTCCTCAATCCCCTCCCGCCGGCCCCGCTCGACAAGCGCGGCGTCGCGGGCTACGGCGGCCTCTTGCGGGCTATGCGCGGCGATGGCGAGGCGACGCAGGTAGTCCGCGTCAACCATCTTCGCCGGGTCGTCGCCCTCAAGGATCAGTGCGTGCAGCGCCGCCTCCCGGGCCAGCGCCTCGTCGCGCTCGCCCTTCAGCGCGCCGACCAGCGCCTCGACGCCAGCCAGAAACTCGGCCCGCTCCTTTTGAATTCTCTCAATGTCCGCCAGCGCCTCGTCGCGCTCCCGCTCGGCTGCCTCGACGCGGGAGAGGAGGGCGGCGACCTCGTTGCTCGGGGTGGTGTCGATGGTTTCGGCCAGCGCGTCCCAGGACGGCGCGCGCCACGCCATTGTGGTGTGAGACGTTTCGCCTTGAATGTTCAACCAAATCTTGACGCCGCCTTCAAGTTCGGCGGCGTCAACGGACGCCCGTTGAGTCGGTACGGAGTTCGTGTCGATAGTCATCGCTTCGTCTCCCCATCCATGCGCGAAAGAATGTGTCTGGCTTCGGGCGTGGCCTTGTTCCACGCCACCCGGTACAGCGCCCGGC